AGTTCTGCATGTCCAAGATGAACACTTCGTTCATTTGGTTCTCTTGCCATGTACCGAGCATCAAGTTGCTTGGCTGTGCGAAGATGATGTTGTTTGCAGTCATACCCGGGCAAACGTAGATATCGTACATACCTACGAAACGACGGTTAACCTCTGGTCCACCTGTCAAGTACCAACCATTGCCATCAGCAATTTGTGCTTGCATGTAAGCTTCCCATGCAGCCTGTCCCATGTAAATTGCAGGCTTTTCAGCAGCACCTTTTACAGCAGCAGGTGCAGTGTTGATTACATCCCAAATGGTAGCGATGATGTTAGTATCGCTCAATGCGCCTGAACCTGCAGATACAGCACCTGAACCACCTGCCTTAATCAAAGTTTCAAAACCATCGTACTGACCGGCTGTTGCGTTAACACCTGACCACATAATGGTTTCGTTAGCCGCAGCAATACCACCAACCAAGCGACCAATGATAGCGTCTTGGATTTGTGTGTTTACACGACCGCTCATTACATCGGCAGTTGTCCAGTCAATAAAGAAGTCCTTCTTGCAGATTTGGCGTTGAACTTGGAACTCTTCCAAAGTCAAGATGCGCTCAGTCAAAGTGATCGTGCCTGTTGGCGTGAAATCACAAGTGCCTGCGGCAAATGTTACGGTGTCATCAATTTTACGTACTACTGATTTGTAAGGTACGTTAGGCTTCATTGTCACGTACTGTGCAGATACGTTAGACAAGAGTGCCTTTGCTACTATCTCACCTGCCAGTTCGCCGGCATAGGTTGTAGTTAAAGAGGTTGTCGTTGGCATTTTATTTTACTTTTTTTTTGATTTACTTTTTTGAACGGATGCTTTCCATAAAGTCGCTGAATGAGTTACCATTCGATGCAACCACAGGTGCGGCATTCTTTTTAAATTCTTGAGATTTAACTGAAGGCACAGCAGGTGCTTTCTTAACTGAAGCAAGTTCAGTCTTTGCAGCCTGTGCTTCGCTCTTTGCAGTTTCAACCGCAGCGGCAAGCTCAGTCTTTTCGGTTTCAAGTGCTGCGATACGCTCAGACAATTGACCAATTACGGCAACGAGGTCTTCGCTGCTCATTTCGGTTGATTGCTCTTCGCGCTCGATTTCAGCAATTAGACCATCTTCGCCTACTACGACTTTAGTAACTCCATCTTCAAGGAGGTATTCGCCTGCAGGCACAGGTACTGGATTGCCTTCTGCGTCTTGAGTGTAGATGTCTACGCCCACTACCCATTCGTTTGCGGTAGAATAGATTTTAGTACCATCGCTCAAAGTGCCTTCTACTGCGAACTTCAATTCAGCTGCGGCAGGTGCTTCTTCTTCGAACTTGATACCAACACTTGAAGGGTCAATGCCGTACTTGTTGAATACGGATTTGATTTGTTCTTTGATGTTTGACATTGTTGGATATTTGGCTATTGTAGAAATCAGCCTGTTTTGTTACATCCAACATTTTGTTTTATCTTAGCAGGGTAATTAAATACGTACATTTATGAAAGCAACAGACACACTTGCGAAAAAAGTATCAGCACGATTGACCGAGAAGCAATATAAGGCTGTGGTTAAAAGTGCAAAAGCATCTAAGATGAATATAGCCGATTACGTTCGTGCTTGTATTTTGTAGTGGTTATTGTTTTGGTTAAAAAAGAAGCCCCTCGTTAGGGGCTTTCTTTTTAACACTTTAACCTAAATACTATTCTATGTATCACCAGTTGCCAAAGTTAATACAAACTTTCTATTCCTGTTTCAAGGCTCAACCATTTTCCACAATTTTCATTCTTGCCTTGTGCAGGTAGAAACTCCATATACGCAAGTAGACGAGCATCATCAACAAGACTGGCGTTATATGTTAGCGTGCGAGTGTTGCTATTCCATGCATTTGTACCGCCTACCTGTAAATTGATGGTTGAATCCTGAGTTGAATTCTGCCCAATGTCAAGCGTGCTGCCGTACACATTCATTGCCGTAGGGTTTTCGCGTTGTCCATTGTGCAACCTGTACTGCTGCATGTAGCCGCTATAGGTTTGACCAAATGAATTAATGAGCTTCTTGTAGTCAAACTTATTTGCATCAATGCCGTTAATGTACACCGTGCTTTTTACACTTGTAGGTGTTGGCTGTTCGATGTCCATTGCAATCGATGTAATGTGCGTTTCACCTTTCACAGGTACAATAGGATAAGTGATGCGGCAGTTCCATACAAACTCCTGCGCGGTTATGCCTGCCAGTTGCAAGAACTCATCACGCCTAAATCTTTTCTTTGGCGTTATCGCACCACGGCTTGTCCACTTCACCACAGTATTGCCTTTTGAATCTTTGCTAAGTACACGCGACTTATACTGCACACGCACAAATGGATTTACCATGTCATCGGCAATACCATTAACAACGGTTTCGTATGGCTCATAGGTATATTCAATGCGATCAACATTGAAGTAGATATTGCTTTCCACATAGCGTATCAATTGCCCGGCAAGACCGCTTGGTGCTTCATGTAGCACAGCCTTTCTTTCTTGAAATAGGTGATAGCCTTTGTCAGTCATGCCCTCAAGTGTGTAACCACTTGTGTAAAGCATCATGGCAGCAAAGTTGAGCGGATACAATCCAAACATTTCCGTGTTTTCGCGTCTTTCGACTGAATAGGTAATCACGTTTTTACCACTTGAAAAATCATTGTTCTCAAAGATGGTATAGCCTCGGTTGATACGCTGCTGTATCTGCCCATTATACGCTTCAAATTCGGGAGGTAAGCCAAGTACCTCAAGTGCCTTGTCGATGTTTATCATGTGTTTGGTTTTACGTTACTCAATAACTGGTCAAGCTCAACCACCAACTCAGCCTCGTAATTCTTAACGCCACTCATCGACACGCCAACTTCATTAAAGAATCCTTCAATGCTATATCCACGCACCTTGCCTTCCTTCACATCTTCCCACACATGGTCTTCGTCCACCTTTGTTCCGATGAACCAGGTACCATCGGGCAGGTCTGGCAATCCGAGCTGCAATGATTTGTCCATCTTGCCTTCTTTCACCCACGACTCAACCACGGTCACACCCGTTACAGGTATCTCATGTTGCAGATTAGTCGTGTGCTGCAGATTCTTTTTAAAGAACTGATGTGCGATTGCGCTAACTGTTGCCTTTTCAAAGTAGACATAGTAAGGCTCGCCCTTCTCGTCATAACGCAGTATCTCTTTGTCGGGAATGAGTGCTGGACCATATAGCATCCTACGTTCCTCATCCACTTTAGCAAGTTGCATCTTGCTTAGTGCAATCCAGTTTTCTTCAATTGCAGGGCTATCAACTAAGCCCATTGCCGTGATGCCTAAACGACCTTCTTCGTCTATTACACACTTAACTACTTTTCTCTTTTCCATGTTACAAATTTAGTTTTAATTATCCGATTCTTGATAGGTCTTCCACTTTAGTGCGCACTTCTTGTTGGCTTGCCACATCACCTGCCAAGACATAGGCACGGGGTGTTAGCTGCTCTGGTCTATCTTGCAGGAATGATGAAGCGAGTGGGTTAAACTGCGCAGGTTGTGAAGTTGTATCGCCACCGCCACCACCCGGCAAGCTTGGTGGGTTTTCATTTCCACCACCACCACTTGCTGAACCACCTTGAAACTGCTGTTGTGCAATTGTCGCTACGTTGGCAAGACCTGCGGCTATAGCCGTACCTGCCGCGATGAATGGTTGCGCAGGGAAAAGAATTGTGGATGGGTTAGCAGCAGCATTGGCAAAGATTGCGTTAGCACCTTTGTACGTGTCAACTGTTGCCTGCGCTATGCTAACTGCCTTTTGTATTTTAAATGCAGCCTTTGCACGCTTCTCATCACCTTTGGCAAACAATGAAGCAAGATTACCTATTGCACCCAGTGTTTCAGAAGCCAATGCCAACTTTGAATCTTTGGTTTCTTGTTCTATAGCAAGTACCTTACGCTGCTTCTCTTTCTCGATTTGCTCAAGCATTGCAGCATCATTAGCATACAGCCTTTCCTTTTCTGCGTATTCGTTATTGAGTGCGTTTATTCTTGCCTGCGCATCACCACCTATATTCTCAAACTGCAAACGCTGCAACTCTACCTGCCTTGCAAAGGTTGCATCCTGAATGGCAATGGTATTAGTTGCTAAGTTTTGGTCTATTTCCTGTTTTTTCTGCGCATATGCTATCTCAGCATCTAACCTTGCCTGTGTGCCTGTGTTATATTTTTCAATCTCTGCTTGTAGTGCGTCTAATGCAATAATCTTCTCTTGTTCAAGAACCGCACGCTGCGCATTAAGCCTTTCTAAGTCGTTTTTGATACTATCGGCAACAAACTTTTGTTCCGCTATTGCAAGTTCTGCATTGCTTTGTACTTGTGCCTTAGTTAATTCATTCAGTTCCTTATTAAGCGCAATTTCGTTTACAAGTTGTTCAGACTTTAAACCTGCAATCTTAGCACGTACACCATCAACACCTGCTAAAGCTTGTGTCAATGCAACCTGATTGTCTATGGTTTGATTGTGGTTAAACGTAGCTTGTGCTGCTGCAACCTGTGCCTGCGCTGCTGCCAACTCAGCCTTTTCTTGTTTTTCTAATACTTCGCCTAACTTGGTATTAGCATCAATACGGTCTTGAATGCTTTTGCTTTCATCATCTCGCGTTTGTCTTAACAACTCCGCTTGCCTATCGTATTGTTCAGCTAATCGTGCTTGTTCTGCAGCAGCAAGCTTTGCATTGTTTTGAAGTTGCACCAATGCTTCGTTTGCCTTATAAGTTTCGGTAACGTAATTCGCAAAAGCAGTTGCACCTTCAACCACGGCATCAGTTACACGATCTACCGTGTCATTAACACCAGTCAATACATCAATCGATTCTTTACCTGCATTCTTGAATGATTCAAGTGCAGCATCAAACTCACCAGTGAAAAGATTCTTAATACCTTCTGCAATAAATCCAAGCGTATCAAGAAACGAGTTAAATCGTTCAATCAGGTTCTCAACGATAGCATCACCAAAATCTTTTAAAGCTTGTACCGGGTCATTGAAAATTGCTTCAAAGTATTTTACTACTGTGCCTGCGTTTTCACTGATATAGGTAAACGCATCACGTATGATATCGGTAAACGTTCCAAATGCTGCGCTAAATGCATCCGCAATTGGTTGAGTTGATTGTATAACACTTTTGACCGTGTTAAATGCAGCAGTCAACAACGCTACTACACCTGTGGCTTTAGCAAGACTATTAAGGGTAGCACCTACTTTCTTAAATCCTGATTCAGCACCTTTAGCATTTTCACCTAACTTTTTTGCAGACTTTGCAGAATCATCTAATTTCTCTTTAGCACTTCCTGCTTTGTCACCAATATCATCTAACGAATTTTTCGCTTTCTCAAAAGGTTCGGTCGGAAAAGTAACATCGTTAGGTAATTCCTTCAAATCACTGCCCAAATCTTTGACTTGTGCGTTTAAATCTTTTAGATTTTGTTCGCTTTGATTTGTGTCTAAATTAAATGATTGCGATGCGCTGTTAATTGTTGCAGCGGTCGAATCAATTTGATTTGATAACTCTTTGAGATTCTGTTCACTCTCACTGGTGTCGATTACGAAACTCCGAACAATAGGCTCTGCCATTAGTAGATTAGTTTAGATAGTAAATAGATAAGTCCGAAAAACAAGAGGGTGCGCCACACGTACAGCGTTGCATACCATAGCACACGTTGCCACTTACGCAGCGAATAGTTGTGTGTTGGATTTGCTTTGATGCCTAACTGAAGATAGCGCATTGTGTTTTTAATTGATTCCATTATGCTGTTTTGTTTTGTTGGTATTGTAATGATGTATTGATGACAAAGGCATCAGGATAAGTGCCGCCCGTGAAAGTGACATTTATTCGATGCTCATCAGGATTTGTTGCGGTGTCTATTCCAAATGTGAACACGTTTGCACCTATTGCACCTATCGTGCTTATGGTTGTGATAGCACTCGCACTTGCAACACCGCCCACCTTCTCCAGTGTAAAGTGTAGAAGCCTTGATATGCTCGCCCCTGTTGCATCTTTGATGGTCACGTTAAGCAGGCAGCTCCATAGCGTATCATCGGGCATGTCTATGTATTCACCTGTGATGCCTTCAATAAAAAGATTTGAAACTTGCCCTGATGCGGTAATGGTTGGATAGCGATGCAAAGCAAATTGCCCAAACTGCGCCCATCCGTCTTCAGTTGCTGCAGGGTTGCCTGCTCTGTAACCCCCACCCACGTGCATGCCCGGAAGATTTGTCGTAACATTTTTACCTAATAAATTGCTACCATTGACATTCTTTGTCAACTTCAAACGCTCACCAACAGCCAACATGTTTTGATTGTTTACCTCAATGTCTACATTTTGCCCATTGATTACTGAGTTCAACACACCCCTTGTTTGTGCAGCAGTTGGTAATTCACGCACAGCCGGTGTAGTAGAATTGCCCGATATGTTATTTGGTCGCGTGTTGCCGTTTGGTGTAAACGCCCAGCACACTGCATTTGCCTCATCCCAATTGTAACCATATCGCGTGCAGCAGTCTTGTGATGGTGCGACAGGGTCATCATTAGCATCAACAAAGTTTACCTCACCATTGGTTGAAATGGTTGAAGGTATAGCCGAGCAGTCCTCGGTATCTTCCAAGAACTTGAGCAACTTTACTTTTGTGCTTTCCACATCGCCCACCTTGTAATCGCTCACCTCAAGGATGCGCCAATAGCTATCCTGTATCCAAATCTTGTCGCTAAACTGAAAGGTAGCTATGTCCTTTAACGATAACGCAAACGATGCTTCCATCATGCGTGCCTCAGGACTATACAACGAATTCATAAAGGTGCGCCAATACAAATTGAACAGGTTGTTGTACGGGTTTGCATTGATTGCATAAGGTGGTACTTCAGGTGCCCAGTTCAAGTCGAAGTCATCCAAATCAGCTATCACTTGGCTGTAGTGATTGAGAACAGGTACACTCGTCACCGTGGGAAAACCGATGTTGTCATTGAGCAATTCAATGTTGACAACGCCTGCTTCAAATAAACAGCGCATGCCCGGCTGAACGAATTCCAACTGCTCATTGATGAACATCGGAATGATTACCGTGCTACCATTGACAACACCACATGGAGTTGATTGCATAGTGAGTTGTATCTTCTGCTCACCAATGGCAAAATCACTTGGTAGTGTGTCTGGATTAATCGTGTAGCCTACCGCTTCATAGTCACCATACACACGCTTCACATTTTTGTACTGCTTGCTTATGATATCTTCACCTGCCGTGTACGTAAATTGGAACTTTGCCTTTTGCAAATCCACCGTGCTGCCTATGGTGACATCCTTTGAAATGTCAAGCTTACTTGTCCAGTCTAAGACATTACCACTTCCAAGATAATTGTTTTGCGGTACTATGCTTATCTTGTTTGGTACAGCCCTGTCCGATACGATGATGCAATTGTGCATCTTAATCACATCGGTTACGAAGTCTATTTGCTTTACATCAGGAGCATTTAGATCGTAGAAAATAGTTTGACCATAGTGCAAATCGGTTTGGACTAATTCCCAAATAGAAGTGTCAAGTGTACCATCACCTGCAACCAAAGTGACTGCACCATTTTCATTGCGTTTCATTTTTAACTGAACAACACTTGCGGCATTAATGCCTATGCGCCACGTAAAGTCAATGATTTGATTATTGACTACATCGAAATTGTCCAAGAAGATTAGCACCCCATCGATGTCAAGAAAGTATGAGATGTTATTGTTGCCCGTTAAGGTAAACTTGTTACGGAAGCGGAAGGTGTAGAAACCATCCGCAGGTGTAGTGTACGTTGCAGTACCCGGGGTAAAGTCACCGCTGTTATCGAATACCTCAGTATTCATGTTTATTAGCGTAGAGCTATTACCTAATGATGCTGAAGCACTATTGTACACCCTAAAGAAAAAAGCATTGAATGAATCACTTGCGATATTGGTTTTATTATTCAACCACGGCATGTAGTAGGTAGACAGTATGTTCAATAACGAGCCTGCCACCAATTCAAAGCCTGCGTCTTTTAGTATTTGCTCAAAGAGATAATCATAGCGAACCGCTGGCGTTAGGTCGGCAGGGTATACGGGATTGTCAAAGTCAAATAGACTGCGTGTATTCAATTCATTTGTTTCACTCCACAACTCACCACGCTCAAGTAGTGTCCAAATACGTTCGTTAGTTGCATCAGTTACGTTATCGTAATCGATTACTTCATTAAGATTTGGCAGGTCGGTTATATCCTTGAGCTTCTTCTCACCAATGTTGCGCACAACGTCGGGTGTTTCAGCGTAGAAGGCTAACTCAACCTCGTTAATGCGGTTCTGCTGCTTGTATATCTTGCGCACACGCACGTATCCTGTCGCGATGGGTAGCGTGTCAACACGAATCTCAGCAGGTAACTTGTAGTGGAAATAATTTGCTGAACCTGCATCTACGTTAACATCGAACAATGCACCTAATGCAAGTTGATTAGTTGCACTATAAGGCACTCTGAACTCGCGAGTGAATGAACCTTGCGCAGTGAAGCTATTAAGGTCTTGAAACTTCCAATTTTGCGATATGCTTTCGTTTTCAAATAGGTCTAAGTAGTATTCACCACCAACACCCAACATGAAGTAACCACCTGCGGCAGCGGAATAGTCATCTGCCCATGTGCCTGCAAAGTTCAAACGTGTTTGTCCAACTACAGGTGAATCAAGAACAGGTGGTGAGTTGAGTGTTTTTACCACGCTATCACCAACGGTATTCATAATCGTAAGGCTATCACCTGTAGTTAGTGCTGCAACTTCGGGTCTGCTTGTTACAATCAAACGCGATAACGCACCAATGCCGACAAATGCAGGGTTATTGCTTATGCTATCAATTCGCTCAAGACTGCCCGTGTTAACTATTAGTTGTACTTCTCCGTTCATGTTATGTCCAGTATGGGTTTGATAGGCGCACTCTCAAAGTTACGTTGTACTGCTTGCCATCGCGGTTCTTCTTTTCGACAAAGCTTGTGTCTTCTATGTTCACAGGTACTTCAACAGGCTTGCCTGCGTCTTCAGTTAACCACGTGACTTGATTGCTCACGAGCAACGATCGTAGTAGTTGAAACTCGCCTTCGGTGATGTAGTCCGATGTAATGGTTATCACTTGTTGCGCTAAGTTTTGGCGTTGTAGTAGCGACCTGTCGTTTGCGCTGAATATGGTTGGGCTGCCATTAAACAATACTTTGCGATATTGCTTGCGCTCAATCTCGTTTGTTGTTTCGGACTTCTTTGTGAAATTGAAATAGTCCCAACCGCCACGCGAGTTAACCCATCCAAGTCTGATGTTATCCCAATTGCAGTCGCTCTGCCCGTAGTCGTGTGTGTTGTAGAAGATGTATGTTTCACTCACACTACCATTTGCAGCGTTAAGTATGCCAACAGTGTAACATCGCCAGTTAGGAAATAGCGAAGGGGCAACAGTTAGCCCTGTCCAGTCGTTAAGGTTGGCAGGGTACACAGGTAGGTTTTCAATATCGTAACCATTAAGCGCAATGGTTTGGCTCGTTGGCGCACCTGCACTTGAAAAGATTGTAATGCGGAATTGAGTCGCTGCGTTGTTGCTTAGATAAGTGTCATTGCCGGGTATTGACAACACACCATAGTCTTTTTCAAGCACAGGTATCCAAATGCTATTGGTAGCGACACCAAAGCCCCATGTCTGACTTAAATAAAAAGGCGAAGTGTTGTTGTTGCGGTCACTCATCATATACGATGATGTGCTTGTAAGTGATTGTTTCACTTTTTGGCTACCTGTTTCCACGTTTGGTTTGTAGCCGTCTATCACTTGAAAGTATCCGTTAAGTACAATGCCCTCCTCACTAATAACCTCAACATCTTGGTTTTTTGTAAATACTCCATCTACTATCCAATTTTCGGTCAATACAAATGAAAAGACCAAATCAGTTAAATCATCCTGCGTATCATCCGTAGCAAAGTGAAAGTTCATTGGCTCGTAATTACGCATAGTATCAAACAGCGGTTGCATGTCAAAGTATAACTTATCATCAGGCGCAGGGCTTAAATAGAATTGATAATAAACACCCTGAATTTGTACCTCTACACCATACTTAAAGCCGACATTAGCTGTTGCATCACTTGTTGCAACTATCATTAGCTTCTGCCCTCGTAACGCCCACTTATATGGTTGATCATTTATCGTTATTGCCATTATCGTTTATTTAATAGTAATCGTGTTTCAATTCCTTTTACATAGCCTTCCATCAACTTGTCCTTGTATTCATCCCAAGTATCATTGATTGCCTCTTGGTAATAGTTGATTCCTTCAATGCCTCGCTCACCAATATTGATTGCGATGCGTAATGCTGCCGCTTTTATAGCTTCATCCGTAGCCTTGATGAACTGCCCTTGATTATTGCGCAGCTTCAATGGCTTAATGCGTATCCAGTCTTCAATCGCCTTAACAGGTGGTCGTTTGTTTGGTTGACCCGGGTAAGGTCTGCGCCCATATTCAATTACATCTGCATACTTGCCTGCTTGGTCATTGCTTACGGTGAAGTCAAGCGTGGGCTTGTTGTATCTAAACCTGAGATTGTAGTAGAGCGACTTTGACAACGTGCCCGATGCAAAACGATTGACCATCTTACCACGTACCCTTCGTTGGATGCGCAGGTTAGATTGCGCACGTTCTATGACTGCGACTGCGTACTCGTTTAGTATGTCTTCAAAAGCATCTGCCATTACGCAAGCGTGATGTTCAATTGTGCTGCTGCAATGGTGTATGCTTCATTGTTTGAATCACCACTGCTGCCCCAGTCCAAATACGTTTGACCTTCAATAAGTATTTGCCCTTCGTAAATGGTCACACCATCAACATCGCATAAGGCGTATTGAAAAGCAGCCCGTGTTTCAAGGTCATCGTAGCTAATGTAAAGTCGTATGCATACGGCTGTCTTAGTTTCGCCATCGCTCCAAATGTCTAAAGGTTGTATATTTCTCATAATTGCTCAATTATAAATGATACTGAAACTACTACCGCACTTACGTTTGTATGGTTGTTGATTAATCTAAATACTAATTTATCGCCAGCAACAGCCGTAAAGCTATCGGTTAAATTGCTTCGAGTTCCCGATAATCCTGAGGCGGGAACGGTTACGGCTAAAGAGGTGGCAACTGTATTTTGCATTAGACTAATGACTAAAGAACCACCCGCGCCTTGTGTATTGGAAGTAAACACATATAAATTTTTAACCGTTCCACCAAATGGAATAACAAATTCGCGGTTCGCTATGTTTGTATTGAAAGCAATCGGACCGGCCGTAATCATGGCGTATGTCGTTGTGCTTGCTGGCACGGTGGCAACAAAACCACTACCATAGGCAATCACTCCATAAGGCGTTGCTCCAAGTAGTTCCGATTTTAATTGTGCCGCTGTTATTGCCGTTGCCGAATTATCAGCGTTAAGCCTTACATAACGAATAGCGTTTGGATTGGTAAGCGTTGCAAGTGCATTACCCACCGTGGTAAGTCCGATGTTGTTTTGCTTGCCGTTAAACGCAGCCCAATCCGTTGTTGAAAGCAAACCACGATTTGCCGCACTCGCAGTTGGTAGGTTAAACGTGTGCGTACCTGCTGTGCTATTGATATTGAAGTCAGTTCCTGCTGTGCCAACGGCAAAGTTTTGCGTGTTGTCGGTTAAGCCATTCAATGAACTGATTCCAATTGCGTAAGTCGTATGCACTTCACCAATGCGCCCATCTTCCGTATACAGCGTGACAGTTTTACCATTGGTATTTTGAATGTCGAACTCAATGTGTATGCGGTCGGTTGCAAGTGTGACCGTGTTAGGTACTGAAATACCAAACGTATACAGGTCTATCACGTTGCCGTTGGTGATTTGCTCAACTGGTGAAGTACCAATAAGCGTGAAGCTTGTGCCGTTGTATGTGTATAGCTTGGCAACTATCTCTGCATTGTTTGAACCACCACCCGTTTCACTTAAGTACACATCGATTGTCCATACACCTGAAGGTAACAAAAGATGGTTAGGACTGCCCACATCCGTAATGAATCGCGCAATAGCACCTGTCGTTGCACGAGTAAAGTTAGCCGCTGCTCCTGTGCCTGCTGCCGTGCCTAATTGGTAGTATGGGTTACCTGCAATCGTGCCTTGCGAAGTGTTACCATTGAAATAGAAGATTTGCCCACCACCACCACCCGTTGAAGGCATTGTGCGAAGTGCGCCTGTTCCATCTACATATTGATCTATAGTACCATTTGCCGAAACCGCAAGCGTGCCTGTATTGGTAACGGGTGAACCTGCCACGCTGAATGCAGGATTTGCAGGCGCAGGCATTGAAAGTGCAACGCTTTGCACCGTGCCACCACCACCGCCCGAAGGCGTGGCAGCAATCCATACACCTGTCGCACTATCAAAGGTTAAGACCTGCCCGTTTGATGGTGTGGGTACAGTAACATCTCCAAGCCAGTCAAGGGCTATAAAACCATTTTTCCAAACGCCATTCAAATAATACAACGAATTATAATTTGCAGGAGCTGCTGCGCTGACATCTGCTAAATCGTCAATGTTAACGGGGATAAATGGTTTGTTGAGAATCTGAGCCAAACCACTAACCGCATTCCAATCACTATTGACTTGTGCCGCAGGAATGGTTGGCTTGTTTAGTATTTGATAGTCACCGCTCGATGCATTCCAATCAACAGGCGTTTGACGCAACCTATAGCCTACCGCAACAAGTGTCCAGTAAGTTGTGTTGGTTGGCAGTAGTGCGTCATTATTTGCAATGCATCGATACACGTTGCCGTTGTACCATACGCGGTCACCAACTACATATTGGTTGCCTGTCGCAGTTGTGTGGTTAGCGTTGTATTCAGTGCTGACAAACTCACCACCGCCACCACCGCCACCTGTTGAATCAATTTGCACTTGCCCATTGCCTAAATCGGTTATGGTTATGTTCGTGCCTTCAACTAAATCAAGCAGGGTTTGCACCACGTTGTCAACACCATTCGTGCGAAGCGTTATGCCGTAGCCTGTGCCTTCACCACCTGTGCCACTTGCACCACCTACTGCCCATATCGCAGGTATGTCGCAAGCACTCCAGTCCCACGGAACGGAAAGCTTCAAGGTAAAGGCAACACCCGTGACCGTGTTCTTTTGCTCTTCCATGAATGGCTCAAAGGTGGGCGTTTCAAGTAGCTGCACATCGAAGCCAAACAACTCAAGTCCATTCTTAACTTCAGCTATCAAGTCCTGTCCTAAGCGGATGCAATCACTAATTACCTCGCGTTGGTATTCAGCCTTATATTCTTTGTCGCGTGGGATGTCCGCAAACATGATGTGAAAGCCAAAGTTCATTGCACCCGGCACAGGTTCAATCGTGTCAGGCGTAACGTGCATGAACGGATATTGATCGTCCTGAAGTTGGTCGCTCATATCAATCTGCCCATGCGTAAACCTGCGTATCAAAAAGTGACCTGCGGCAAATGCTTCAAGTCGATTGATAAGTACGTTGTAGCTATAGTTGTAACTTTTCATCAGTGTTGTCTTTTTCTCATTTCTACTTTCTGCACATACACATAATCGGCTAAGTATGTCAAGTGCGTAAATACTTCAAATGCATTGCGCTCGGTTACGGCATCAAACTTCGTTATGTCCCTGTCGGCAAGTGATTCAATGATGTGAAACCATCCATACACTTCTAAGCCGTCTGGTGTTGCTCCGTCATCTCCGCTACTATCTCCGTTATCTCCTTTGCCAAATATTCGAGGGAACTGTTGTACAGCTCGATTTCTAAACTCGAAAAAAAAAGCAGTACGTTTAGCACATGGTCAAGCGTTAACTCCTTCACTGCATCCGCATACTTGCGCTTTGCCTCGGTCTTGTATGGCTCAATGTCGTAGTAGTTGCCGAACTTCGCCTTAATAGGGCGGTATAGGATGCACATCATCTTGAGCGCAGCCTCACCATTCACCTTCCCATTTTGGTATAGGTTAGTGCATGCGCTATCCAAGTCCACGTATTCACCAAAGGTCATCTCTTGCAGGTTAGGAATGAACCCTAACTCAATCGCGTTGGCACGCACCTTCCGTTCAAAGTCGTTACTGCCTAACTTAATGGCTGCTTCAAACTGCATGATGATTTCATCAATGATGCTCGCCTGTAGTAGCCTTATGCTTTCGCTGCTCTTGCCCGTGATGATATGCACCTGCTCCACCTTATCGACCGCATTCTGGTAGTCGATGTACTTGGCAAGTGATACACCTTTGGCATTGGCTGCTATGTTTAGCTTTAACTTCATGTTGTGTCTTATTGTAGTTTTTGATTCCTTTTTGTTACAGGTCTGAATGCACGTTGATAACCACCGGTGCTTTTGAATCACCTGCCATCGTAACACGTGCCTGTTTTGGTTTGAAGTATTCAAGCACATCCAGTGTTAGACCTGCCGCCTTAAACTTCAAGTCTTCGTCTTTGCTATCCATGCACTCGTTAATGAATGCGGCTACTTTTGGTAGTGCCTCGGCTACGAACGTGCAGCCGAACTCATCCCACTCAAGCGTCTTCTTGTTCAAGCTTCCTAATGGTCTACCATTCGGGTTGTTGGTCATTCCTTTTTGCAGTCCCATGTTTGTTATTTTGATGTTTACAAATTACTTCTGCTCATACTGCGCAATGCATACAGCTATGCGCTGCTGCGAATCAGGAAACTCTTCTTGTGTTTTTGCATCGCTCATGCAGCGTGCGATAAATGCGCTAACTGATTCGTCTGATGTTGGTGTTGGTAATGGCATGCTATTCTTTATTTGTTATCTATTTTGTTTAGTTGTCTTCTGAACTCATTAATCAAATCGCGTATGCACGATGCACACCCCGATGGTTGCTCATGCTTGCCTGTCATTTTAGTTGCCCACTTGTACAACTGCTGCAGGTCTTGCGCTTCAATCTTATTCGCCTTATGGATGCGGTGAATAAACTCGTTTAACTCCGCAATCTCTTCCTGCTTCCAGTCAAGTGCAAACCATTTATGTGCCGGGCATGATGCAAATCTGAACATCGTCTTGAT